AGCCTCGTGATTGTTGGAAAACTGCGCAATGACCTCCGCCTCTGTCGGCAGCCTTTGCTGGTAAGCCTTCCAACTTTTTATCGCCGGGAATTTATTGATCCGGTGCGCTGGAAGTACGCTCAGACCGGCGTGCAGATAGCGCTGTGCGGTTTCAAGGGTTATCGCCATAGTTTATTACCGGGCTGCTTTCGCTTTCTGCCAATATTTGTTCAATTCCAATAGGTCATGCGTCATCAAAGGGCGCAGGCCGCATTTCCGGCTCAATTCCCGGTCCAGCACAATAAGATCTTCCTCGCACCATGGGCAGATTTGACCGAACTTCGAACGGCGTATCCGGACAAACATTTCATGGCAGCGCGAGCATGATACTTGTTTTTCTGTTAAATCTTTCATATTTAGTGTCTTTTTTCTTAATTTTATGATATAATGTTGATATATATTGTAAGAGATGTTTATTGGCTAAGGGGATACTTCCCGGGGAAATCTCTCTCTCAATGGTAGTTTGGTGCTCATATACTACTTTGTTATGTATTATTGTTGTGATAGTTTGCTTTTTTGTCAGTTCAAACAATGAACACTTAACCGTCGCTAATAACGCGACAAAAGGAGTTAGCGCCATGAATAGATTTATCAATATTACTGAAGCGATATTTGTACAGGTAGTAAGTAAAGTAATCATTCACCATTGGGGAGTTTCGCCTTAGCAAATAAAATTATTTAAAATGGGATTTCATCTTCTTCGTATTCTTCTGAAGGCTTGAATTCTGCGACATCGTTGTAGCCGGGCTCCTGGCAATAGTCCGGCTTAGGGCCGAGCTTGTAATCGACTATCCGGTCGAACTTTTCCCCGGCGACGGATTTAACGACAATTGTTTCCGGTATTGCCAATGCGCCGTCTTCGGCCAGTTTGACTGCCTCCTCCGCCGTCTTCGGCGGTGACAGGTGCGAGCGATTGCGCCACCAGCATTCGAATTTCGCCCGGACATAGCCTGAATGTTCCGGGCAGACCCATTCGCTGATATAATGGTTGAAGCCGACCGTATATTCGATTTTCATCGTTAGCGGCGAGCCCGGCTCCGCGCCGCGCTTGCAATGAACTGAATACTCCGCCTTTTTAATTTCGTAATCGCAATAGCTGACTTCACCGGAAATAATCCCGCCGAATGCGGCCTGTGCCGCGTGTTTGTTCCGTTCCGGCAATGGAAAACCATAACCGCAGTCAGGACATTTCTGATACGCCGCATGGATTATCGAATGGCAGACCGGGCAGGTCTTCATTGGCGCTTCGCCGTTCCCTGATCCGGGGGCTTTGATTTGAATGGCATCCACCGGCCCGTGCCGTATGATATTGCCGCCGAAGTCCAGCACTAGGCAATCGGTCTTGCCGGGATACAGCCGGAAGCCGCGGCCGACTGACTGATAGTACAGGCCGGGAGAATTGGTCGGTCTTAATAAAACCACGCAGTCGATGCTGGGTGCGTCAAAGCCGGTTGTCAGCACGCCGACGTTAACCAGATACTTGAGTTTACCAGCCCTGAAATCGTCGAGATACTGCGATCTGAACAGTGACGAAGTCTCGCCGAATACACACTCGACCTCAACGTTATGTTCTTTGCGCAGAATGGAGGCTATATGCTCGGCATGTTTTACTCCGGCGGCGAAGATCAGACAGGATTTTCGATCCCGCGTGTAAGTGATGATTTCATTACAGGCGGCGTTCACCAGTTCGTCTTCATCCATCAGGTTTTCAGTCTCGGCGGCTATGAACTCTCCACCGCGAATGTGCAGTTGAGAGGTGTCCGCCAGATGGTGTCCGGCTTTTGCAATCAAAGGACAGAGATATCCTTGATTGATCAGTTCCCTGACTCCGATCTCATAGCAGATATGATTCATCAGGTTGTCAGGGCCGCAGATCATCCCGGACTTCATCCGGTACGGCGTCGCGGTCAACCCGATCAGCCGTACATTAGGATTGATGATTTTCATATCGTTCAGGAAAGTCTGATACATCCCGTCTGAATCAATCGGGATCATATGGGCTTCGTCGATCAAGATCAGGTCAAATACTCCCAGGTCACAGGCGCGTTTGTACACCGACTGAATTCCCGCCACGATTACCGGTGCCAGGGTGTCCCGGCTGTTCAAGCCAGCGGAGTACACTCCGACCATCAGTTCCGGAGCGATAGCATTTAGCTTATTTACCGCCTGCTCAATGAGCTCTTTGACGTGCGCCAGAATCAATACTCGCCCATTCCAGCGGGTAACCACATCCTTGCAGATGGTAGCCGCGATCGGAGTTTTGCCCCCGGCGGTCGGGATAACGCAGACTGGATTGTCATCGCGCTCCCGCAAATGGTTATAGATGGCATTCACTGCCTGTTGTTGATATGGTCGCAAGTTCATATTCAGGATTTTATAAAGGCATTAATTTGTAATTATTTATGTGCATTGCACTTGATTTGCACATGTATTGCACTATAATTATTATAGAAACAATGAAAGGGTTACTACGATGACTACGGCAAAAACAACTAATTTAAGCATTCGGATCGATACCAAGCTAAAACATGAAGCTGAAGATCTGTTCAGCGCTTTAGGGATGAACATCACTACGGCATTCAACATCTTTTTACGGCAGTCGCTTCGCGCCCAGGGCATTCCCTTCACCATCGCACGCGACGTACCGAATCAGGCAACGCTTGATGCCATGGCTGAAGCCCGCAAACTGGCAAATTCCGGTAAAGGTAAATCCTTTACCAGCATGCGCGATCTGGTTGAGGATCTTAATTCATGAAATATGAAGTCAAGAGAACCGCGCAATTCAAAAAAGACTACAAAGCCATGGCGAAACGCGGCATGAAGCTGTCCGAGCTTAATGACATCATTGAGTTGCTAGCCAACGGCATGAAATTGCCGGCAAAGAACTATGACCATGCTTTGACCGGCAATTACAGCGGGTTTCGCGAGTGTCATATTGCTCCTGATTGGCTGCTCATTTATCTCGTAACCGAAGATGCGCTGATACTGACTCTGACCAGAACCGGCTCGCACAGCGATTTATTTTAAAACCTCCTGATTTCCAATCCAGCCCCGAGCAGCAGACGCTTGATTTCTTCGATGAACATCTCGAATACCGTCGCGGGTAGTTTTAGTTTCGAGCGGACGGCATTCAGATTCAATCCGGCCATCAAGAGACGGCAGATTTCGCGCATGGTCCGGTCAGCCATATTGTCGACCACCCGGCGAATAATAGCGATTTTACGGCATCGGCATTGCATGTGTAAAAACCTCCGTTTTTAAAGTTGATGAAAGTGCGGGAGCATGAGTGATTGCTCCCGCAGCAACTTGTATCTCTTATCGCCGCCAGGGAGGGGTGTCGGTTTTTGCCTGCGATGCCGGCGCTGCGGGATTCGCTGAACTGCCTTTTTTTGCATAACCTTTGATCTCGTTGCTGAGTTCATCGGTATCGTCACGCTTCTTGCATTTGACGGTAATCTCCAGGGGGATGTTGTGCAGTTCCGCCGAATCCTTAGGTTGCATCACGCCTGCCGCCCGGCATAGCGCCGACAGTTCGCCGCGGGCGATTTTGACCGCTTCCTGATTCGGGTTGTCGAGGTTCAATCTCGCCCAGACTTTTCTGCCATTGCACTCTCCTTCGATAATCTCGAAAGTAAGTTCCAGAAAATACCCGTTGCCTGATTTTGTCGGTTTCATCTGCGACTCGGCGACGACTGCGATGTATTTGCCCGCCGGTACGGCTTCCATGCCGACATTAGGTTCGACTTCATGGGCGTTGAAATTAAGTGTTGCCATTTTACGTTCTCCTGTTTTTAGTTTTGGTTAAGTCAAAGGTTTTACGGTCTTTGAATTCTTCTTTTTTGCCTTTGTTCCAGTTTGCGACCGGCCTGAAATAGCCGACGACTCTGCTGTAAACCTCGGTTTTTCTGCCGCATTTAGCCATTTGTTTTCTCCGGCTTGCCGTCAGGGAAATTCTTCAGTTCGATAGCCGGATACCTGCTGACGATCTTCTTATTATGGTCTATTTTGATTATCTGCATTGCGTATTTTCTCGCTTCGCAGTAATCATTGAGGCTTCGCAGATCATCCAGCGCTATTCTGCGACGATGATAAACATGGCTGACGACCTGACGCGATTTGCGCTGGTAGATGACCCAGTTGCGGCGGATCATTTCTTCGCGCCCTGATCAGTCATCGCGGCCATGAACGCAGTCCAGTTCAGCGGCAGTTCGGAGGGAAGATTGAAGCGATTCTTCGCTACGCAGGCCGGACCGCCGACTGTTCGTAGAATACGTTCGCCACCGTCCGTACCGACCGGCGCGGCGATAGTGCGTTCCCGTCCGAATCCGGCATCCTCTTTCTGTGTCCGGAACCGTCGCGTGGCAAACAGCACGGCATCCACCCATTCCGAAATTAACGCATTTGCATGCTTGTTAAGCCTGGGCGTGTAGCGATCATAGGCTGATGCCTCCGGGTCCTCAAACTTCTCGATGCAGCAGTGAGCAATCAGAATGCAGGCCATACCTTTTTCATTCCTTAGGGCATCAAGCAGATTCAGTATTTTTCGCCAGTAAGTCAGTGTATAGACATAGCCTTTTCCATAGCCGCCATCGACTTTTTCAATGGATCGAACACCGTAATCCCGGCAGACTTCATCGAAGATCAGCCGCTCCAGCCAGTCCAGGCTGTCCAGCGTCACTGTCTGAAAATCATGTTTTTCCTGATACAGCGCCTGAAGCGAAGAAAGAACTTCATTGAAGCTTTTTGCCAGCGGGAACTTATGGCAGTCGATCTCGCTTAACCCGTCCTCGGTCGGAATAAAAATCACGTTGGTCGCGGCGGCGGAAAAATTACTTTTCCCTACACCTTCCTGACCATAAACCATGATTCTAGGAGGCTTGGGTTCTTTGCCGGATTGGATGTTGTTTAGCACACTCATCGTGTACTTCTCCTCGTCGTTTTGAATTTAAACTTCCGCCTGAAGGCGAATGATCAGTTCTTTGATTTGTTCTTTGGTCAGCCGTTCTCTAATAATACCGAT